TTTCACCGCCTGTGTAAGGAGTTACGTAAGTAGTCATTATCTTATTTAGGTCTTGATACTTTAGAATCTCTGCAACTAAAGGGTCTTTTTCTCTGTAATACTCAAGTGCTTCTGCACTAGTTGAGTAGTGACGAGTTGTTAACTCCTCGCCTTTCTTTGAGGCTTCTAAACCTTTAGGAGTTAAAGCAATTTTAATTTTAGTGTTGGGGCGAATTCCGCGTCCACCCTCTGATTTGGGAGTAAATAATAAGGCTTGTTTTTCTGGAATAGAGTTCAAAGCAAACTCTTTGCCCGCTAATTTGTAAGCGTTACCTGTAACCTCAATCAAGTCTTTTTCTAATTTTTTTGACAACAGGGCTAATTCATTTTCGTCCATGTGTGCCCCAGTTAATTCCATATCTGCTAAAACTAACAGTAAGTCCATCTCTAAACGCCATACGGTAAGTAAGTTGTAGTCCTTTAACTTAGGCTCGTATACCTTGTATAGATTCCAAGTTGTCTCTGCATCAATTCCAGCATAGTTGGCAACATCGCTAAAGGAGTGACGTTCAACCGCTTTTCCAATTCCCTTTACTACCTCTATACCTAATTCACGGGCAGCACAAGCATCTAAAGATAAACCGTTCTTTGTTCTGTTATCAATAATAAAAGCAGCCATTAAAGTATCAAAGTAAGGTTTTGAACAAACAACTCCACGGTAATATTTGGCTATGGCCTTTAAATCAAACTTTAAGTTATGACCAATTTTAAGTTTGTCACTAAACATTAAAGGTTTTAATGCTGCAAAAACTTCACCTGGAAGTAATTGTTCTGGTGGGGAATCAAATACGGGAGTCCAACTTGTTTCACGTCTAGAAAAATCTTGCTCACGAATTTCTAATCCCTCAGTTGCTCTAGCCTGTGCAGAACTTAATAAAGGTTTATCCCAGTGCAAAAACTCACCGTTTGGATGTCCCATAGGGATAACATCTACTCGTCCTTCTGTAGCAAAAGAAATCCAAGTAATTTCATTAAGCATTGGGTGGAGCCGAGAAAAATCATCAGGTCCAACAGTTTCTACGTCAAATGCAAAAGCAGGTTGGTCTAAATAATAGTCGACCATTTCTAGTAAACCAACAGATGTTGTAATGATGTTCATAATGCCCCTTGTTATAGAAGTGGGGAGTCTGTGTGACGGCACAGACTCCCCGTATTCAGTAAGTTATGCGCCTGCTACTTCACGGGCAATTTTTAACATCTCTTCGCGAGGTGTCTCCTTGATAACGTCAGGTGTAAAACAAACAGCATCCTTAAGTATGGCGTTAACTGACTCGAGGGTTAAATTCCATTCCTCTTCAAGGTCACGACCACGTACATAATTCAGCGTGTATTGAGTAGTTGGTCCATTTCCCATTCGAGAAACTTCCCAAAACTCTTTACTTAGAGGTCCTTTTCTCTCATCTTCGTGTGCACGACGAATTTGACGTGCAAATGAAGGAGGAGCAGTAAGGATTTGAACGGTATGGGTATCACCGCTCAATGCAATAACGTTGAAAGCAAAACGTGCTCTTGGTTTGCTACCAAGTAAATCTGTAAAGGGGTCATCGGTTTCTAAAGCAACGAATGACTTTTTCCCAGTTCGTTCAATCCAGTGCTGTTCATACACACGGAATGGACCATCTTCTAGGAACTTGATGAGTTGAGGTTCTTCGCTGAATTTAAAATCAGTTGGGAACTCTGTTGTGTCTTGACGTAATAGGGCATCGGCTGAATCCCAACCAGATTGAACGGTTGTTCCGACTTTTGGTTTTGCATCTTCTTGGTCTACATCTAAATACGATGCAGCGTTTACTGTTGGATTGGTTATTGACATGTTCTTCTTTCGGTTATGAGGCTTACGCTCTCGGTTGGATTTGAGGTCTACTGACTCTCGTTAGCAACATGCTCTTTCCACCGCGAAGTTATCGCAATAGTTAAATCATGGTGCTTAGACCATTCTACACGAGAAACGCCTAAAAGCCCTCTTTTAGAGAACTCTTCAATAGTTATCTCTATTAGCCTTCTTGTGTAGACCCTATTGCCTGCAACCTTTACCCCGTTAAGGGTTTTGGAACGCAAACGATAAGGAGCACTTGGTAGATACCCTCGTTTTTCCCACGACCGAATGCTAATAATGCTCTTTTCTAATGCTTGAGCCATAGCACCAATCGTGAAAACCTCTGTTTCTTTCCCGTTCAGTTGTTTCTTTATTGCTAAAGAATCCCATGGAGATTCTTCTTTAGCCTTTCGCTTTCGAGAAACCTCTGGATTTATAGTGCGTCGTTTTTGCTTAGACCCAGGTTTGTATTGCAGGTCTGCAAATGCTTTTTCAATCTCGTCATCACTACGCAACCCAGCCATAATTACTTCTTACTTAACTTCAGTGCCCAAACAACTTTAGGAGGGAAAATTGCATCTACCTCTTCTTCAGTCAATACGCCTTCGTACAAGGCTGCCCATAACGCATCTTGGTCAACTACCTGCACTGTTTTGTACAGTCTGTCTGCAAGTCCTTTTTCTTCAATAATTTTATCAGCAACTAAGTCATCAATCTTTGTTCGAGAAACTCGCTTTTCTTTTTGAACAGAGTTAATGTCTGCAATCGGCTCAGTCAACTCATACCACCAGTGACCTTTACCGTCTTCAAAACCATTTTCTTCAATATACGCAAATAATTTTTCTTTAAGTGTCTTTTGACGTTTTTCAGCGTCATCAACAACACCCTTTAAGTAAGAGTATTCTTTTATTTGTCCTTCAAGACTTTCACCATCAGTAAAATCTCTAGGCTCATCAATTGCTTTTACCACGGGGTCTCCTTAGATAGATGCGTTTAATAAAAAGTTTAAAAGGCTGCCGACTGTTAAGTCAACGCCTCCTTTAGTATTTATACCTGTCCCATCAACAACAGCATCGGCTACTAAATTTTTTTGATTTAGCATTTCAAACTGTCTTTCTTCAATCGAGTTTAACACTATGAAGTCTTGAATAATAACAGAGGGCCATTTGCTTGACGCACGACGTATTCGAGAGTTACGCTGAACAGCCTTGCCTGCTGACCAAGGTAAGTCATAATTTACCAGCAAATTGGCTTGAGGCAAGTCAACGCCGTAACCTCCAGCGTCACTAGAAATTAAAACCCTAACTTCTTTTGAGTTTTGAAAATCTAATTTTGAATCTTCTTTTTCTTTAGCATTCAGTTGGCCTGAATAAATACGGCTTTTAATCTTCTTCTCCAGTAAAGCATTTTGGAGCAAAGACAACATGCCAATGTAACTTGTAAAGATTACGACCTTTGAAAGTTCGTCTGTGTCTAGATGGTCAACTACGTAACTCACTACGGCATCTAACTTAGAAGCACTTACGTCTAAGTCTTCTAGATACCCTTCATCATCAAGGTAAGAAGCATACGAACTGCCTCCTAAGCCTTGGTTTAATTTGTACTTTGTAGCACTATCAACGAGTAATGAAGGACTGTCACACACCATACGCAACGCAGTAATTTTAGACATGATAGCCCCACGCATTGCGTCTACGGGTCCGCCAAAGGCTTGTCCTTGCCCATAGATTGCGTCCAAAGAAAAACCTCCGCCAAACAAAGATTGGGCTTCTTCTAAGTCAGTTGTTAAATCTAATTTAATTTTGTCATACAGAATTCGAGCAGGTTTACTGAGTCGAACCTTTATTGGACTTAGGTGGATAGTGGCGGGTAGGTAGGGGGCAACATCAGGGTCTGACTGAGCCTTCCTAACTGACGCTTCTTTAATCTTCTCGTGTAGTAACGGAAGATTGCGGTATCTCTGTACCCCGCCAAAATGATTTCTTACAATGAATGTCTTATCAAATAAGTCAAATCGACCTAACATAGTTGGCTCAACAAACTGCATAATGCTGTACAACTCTTCAGGCTTGCCATTTTCAATAGGGGTTCCAGTTAACGCATACTTAACGGAAATTTTTGTTGCGAGTTCTTTGACTTTCTTACTTCTTTTAGAACGAAACCCTTTTATAGCAGTAGCCTCATCACACACGATAGCGTCAAACAGTAAACCTTTTAACAACTCCCAGTCATTAACAATAGACTCGTAGTTAGTCACTATGTAGTCCGTGTATGTGCCATCTACGTATTGCTTAGTTCTTACTGTTTTTGAACCGTCTACAACGGTGACTGTGGCGTTTGAAAATTTTGTTATCTCTGCTTCCCACTGATACTTTAAACTTGCTAACACAATAACTAACGTGGGTTGTGTAATNTCTTTTCTTTCCCGCAACTCTTCAAGTGCTGCAATCGTCATACACGTTTTTCCTAAGCCCATCTCGTAAGCAACCAGCATTTTCTTTTGCTTTGCCATACGTTCAACGGCTTCAACTTGATACGGTTTTAAAGTGCCTGTAAACATTAAAGATACGCCTTCTCCCCATAAATCATGTCAATAGCATTCTCTATACCCCAAAGAATTTGTTCGTTAGC